CAAAGAGTCCATCGAGATCCAATGCAATACCGGCATGCCATGGCAATGGCGTCGCATCTGTTTTACCATGAAAGGCTCCATAGGCCTCACACAGAATAGTTCATTCGCCCTCTCTACTGAAACCAGTAATGGTTACGTCAGAGTTCTCAATCAAGTGCAAGGTGACCCTGGAGGCGGTCAACAGTACACTCTCTTTGAAAGGTTGTTCAGGGGACAGAACACCGTGGATTGGAATGACGTCATGACTGCGAAAGTGGATACGACTCGCGTTACTCTAAAGTACGACCGTACTTGCACCTTGGCATCAGGCAACGAAGACGGATTTATCCGGAAATACAATAGGTGGCATGACATGCACAAGACGCTAGTCTACAACGATGACGAGTTGGGCGGATCGACGAACCCAAATTCATTTTCTACGGCTGGTAAGCCCGGAATGGGGGACTATTACGTATTGGATTTGTTCAGAGGACGGTCGGGCTCAACAGCATCAGATTTATTGAGTTTTAGGCCAGAGACTACTCTGTACTGGCATGAAAAATAGGCTCAGTTATCTCAATGAAAATCGCGTTCTCCTCCAACCATGAAATGTCTGCAGGTTCCATAACGTGACGAGGGTCCTCATTGCTGATCCAGATAGAGGGCTTGCCCCACTTAATCAGCTGTGGATCCCTGTACAAACACTTGACACTAACCCAAGGTTGTCCACCCAACCATTCCTTGAAAGCGGGGAAGAACTTGATGCCACCTCGTATATCGTCAAAGATGGCGTACTTGACGTCAGTGGCTTTCATACATTCCGCACCAGACACTAGTCCCACGTTGTAGATATGCGGACCAAGTGATCTTGCCCACAATGTTTTGCCTGTACGGGTCCTCCCGTACAGCACAAGTGACATAGGTCTTCCTAAGCTTAGTCAGCATGAGTCATACCATCAGAGTACCACATTGCACATGCCTAGCGGCGAGCGACCTAGTAGAGTTCTGAAATGAGCGCCCTCGAGAGATCGAGGCGAGCACGTGCCCTTGGGTTCCCGCTTGCGGGATGGGCCGTGCGCCCTCATCTCGACGGGCAAGATACACCAACAAGGACTTACCAATCAATTGTGTCTGTCCCAATCCAAGACCAGCTGCCTGTAGCCAATCATCTCTTCCGTCAACATCTCCCGCCACAAATCCAAATCCAGCGGGTGACTCATACACGGGAGGGTCGTCTGCAAACCGCCAGTCTGCAAATTTCTGCAGCTGCCCGAATGAACAGCACAGAGACTTTGGATCCAGCTCCTCGCAAAGTTCCCAAAATTCCGCTCGATTCTCTGCACCCGCAATTTGAGACCAGAGATCAACAGTCTTCCCAGATCCAACTGCGCGTTCGGGCCGTCCGAGCCCTCCTGCAACAACGTCACCATCCTTAATCGCGTAGTCGAAACCCTTCTCAGGTGTTCCTCGAGAAGCCTGGATGTTTGGGTGCCGACCGTCCACATCGAATACATCAGTCTTTCGACTTCGAAACTTCCGTCCGAAATCGATAAAGCAGTGGAGGTGAAGTCCGAGATCCGCGTGTAGCTCTCGTGCGATGATGCACTCAGCTCCAAGTTCTGCAAAGCGGTCCAGCACGGCCCACTCACACAGGTCGCCGCACTGTGCATATGTGATGAGAAAGTAGCGGGCATTGCAATGAAAAGGCATGTGTCCAAAGGGTCCTGGGCGAAACTAATATTATAGCCCAGGACACAGGGCACACCCCAACTATAAGTAGGCAGTGCCCACCCCGCTTTGCGCGATTTAATGCCTCAACAAATCCCGCACAATGGCCTATGCTCGGCGCCAACGACGATCGGCCTATCGCAAAAAGGCCGGACGGTCCACCCGACGCTACTCAAAGCGTTCCAGCCCCCGCGCCTCGTACGCCAAGAGGCGGACTTACACGAAGCGTCGACCAATGACGAAGCGAAGGATCCTCAACGTGACCTCAACAAAAAAGAGGGATACGATGCTCACGTACACCAATAGTACCAATACGGCTCAGACCGGAGGTACTACGTATGCGATCGACGTTCCGGCGATTATTACTGGCGGCCAAGGTTTCAATGGCGCAGCCACATTCCTTTGGTGCGCTACAGCGCGTGACAATACCATTGCCAGTACTGGGGGCAAGGGTACCCAGTTCGATCAGTCGACTCGTACCAGCTCCACGCCCTACATGATTGGACTCAAAGAGTCCATCGAGATCCAATGCAATACCGGCATGCCATGGCAATGGCGTCGCATCTGTTTTACCATGAAAGGCTCCATAGGCCTCACACAGAATAGTTCATTCGCCCTCTCTACTGAA